CTAAGAATCCATTTTAGCTGGGGTGCTACATCAGATTTACCAGAGTATGATCCTGAGAAACACGACCCTGACAGAGTATTCGCTATGCTATGTTACAGGGGCATCCATTACGCAAAATGGGTATATTTACAACCTTTTAATATGAATAACTGGAATCTGTTTGACCCTAGACAAACAGAGAAATAACATGTATAATACAGGAGACCTTATGGTCTCCTTTTCTTTAAGAAAAAATATGGACTACAATAGAATCAAAGAAATAGCACATCAACTTAAAGAGTTATCTGCAGAATTAGAAGATGCTATCAAGGAAAACCCAGATAGATATCTTGAAGCATCATATCATAAGCCTGCAGCATCCCTATCATATAAGGACGTCATTGAATAATGGAAAGAGAACCTTGGGACTCACCCCTAGATGATGAGCAATCATCAACAGAGCAAGAATCTGGTGACATCTTATTTGAAGACGAGCCAAGAATCAAATTGAAATTTACAGATTATAAAGGTTGAAAACACAAAGTGCTAAAGGAAAAGGCAGACGCTTTCAACAATGGGTAAGGGACATGCTCATTGAGCATCGTAATGTACACCCTGAGGACATTGAGTCTAGGAGTATGGGTGCAGGAGGAGAAGATATAATCATGGCAAGGGATGCCAGAAAGAAATTCCCATTCAGTATTGAGTGTAAGAATGTAGAGAAGTTGAATGTATATGAAGCATACGCACAGGCAGAAGCAAACTCAGGAGACCACGAGCCTATACTCTTCATGAAAAAGAATCGTAAGAAACCTCTAGTGGTTGTGGACGCAGAGTGGTTTGTCAAGAATTTTGGGGTTGACAAGTAGGAAGGTCACCTATATAATAGATGAGTTGTACTTAGGTAAACCAATGGAGTATCAAGAAGACAGTGATTTTTTGATGGATGCTGTGGAGATACTAATTGACCAACTGCACACCTTAGTTAATGAAGGACGCATTGAGGACGCTATCGTTGTCAGTGAAAGAATTCGTGAGTTGCAGGAGATGCGATGACCGTTGTTAATATGTTTAGTGTGCCTCTCATACACTATGAGATAGCAAACTGGCATATAGCCAAGAAGAAAATTTTAGATGCTCTACCAGAAGAGTGTCCCGAGCATGGTGACCCCCAAGATGAAGGTCTGTTTACAGACTTTTTTTTAACCTCTGCAGCAGGAGTCACAGAGATGCCCGACTATTCAGCAACAGTGCTTGATATTATTGAGCCATACTTAGCTGATTTCTCAGACAGAGCGACGATACATGTAACTGATATGTGGTATCAAAAGTATTATAAAGGAGTGCAACATTCATTTCACAATCATGGACACAGTGGGTGGTCGTCAATAATATATGTTGAGTTTGACCACAAGAAACACGAAGCAACTAGATTCATATCACCATTTAATAATGTATGGAATGGTAACTTAGAAATGTATACACCACCTGTAAGGGAAGGTGACATGGTTATATTTCCTTCTACTATTGCACATGAAGCACCACCAAATAAATCAGATACAAGGAGGACTATAGTCTCTTATAATATGCAAGGACATGTTGAAACAATTAAGGCAACTTTATTTAAAGACGGTGGTCTTCCAAAGGTACACAAGTGACAGATGAAATAGTAACCTACAAAGGTAGATTTTGTGAGAGGCATTCAGATTTTATTTGGGGTGACTTTATAGATGATAAAGTCATTGAAGGTCTATATTATTTTTGGAATAACCAAAACTTTTTAGAGTTTCGTGAAGGTTTAGTCTACACAGGTGGTGACACTTATGTTGATAAAGACTACAAGGAATCTACAGACTTACATATCCCTGTCAATCTCCGAATACCAGAGATTCAAAACTATATGGTTGCTCTTCAAGGGGTATTAAATAAATATATTGAGAGGTTTCCCTTTAGCGAATTGTCAAGATTCGAGGTCAAAGAGCCACTATCAATGCAACACTACCCTATAGGTGGTGGGTTTAAGCAATGGCATACTGAAAGGGCAAACTCTTCACCTGGGAATGTCTATAGACACCTAGTGTTTATGACATATTTGAATGACGTGCCTGACGGAGGCACAGAGTGGTATCATCAAGACAAGTATGTCCCTGCTAAGAAAGGATACACTGTCATATGGCCATCAGATTGGACTCACTTCCATAAAGGAAGAGTATCAAACACATTAGAAAAATTTATCATTACTGGGTGGTTTTCTTTCACATAGTGTGCTATAATGACAAGGTTATACAAACCTCACATGAAACCTATTGTCATCACAGAGCGATTCCCATACCGATACGTCGAAGCAGGGACTCTGGATAACGGATTCCCTGACTACAGAATTCAAAAATTTAATGAGTATTCTCAGAGATACAAAGACATGTATCTTTGCGACAACGGTATGCAAATGGAAACTGCAATCGAAGACTTTGAATACACAAAGTGGTTAGACCCCGCAGATGACGTCCAAGCCTATATAAAAAACAACTAATTTTCTTACTATGTCCTGCCAAAATTTTGATAAAGCTGTCCACTATGCAAAGGCAGCGTTTAAGGATGCATTGGAGACCGAAGAATTGAAAGACGAGACACTTAGTC